AAGAAGGAAAACGTGCAGGCAATCCATCGGTTTGTGGTCGACAGTTTTGCGGTTGCCATCGTGGTCAAGCAGCACCACGCAACCTCAGAATATCTTCATTGGTTTCTCGACTGGACACAGGACCTCCTCACGTTGTGGGTTCGCCCTGACCAGCGCAAGAAAATCAAACGCGTATGACCCGGTATGATTATTCAAAATAGTCTTGGCGATAAATTCTACATCAATGACGAAGACGTTCGTCGTGACGATGAGTTTGGATTATATGGCCAGACCGAGCCAGACAACATAGACTCTGTTGGGTTCGAGAATTTTTTCCACTCTCTTCCTAAGGAGGAACTTGAGGTCATGATATGTCTATTCCTAGGAATGACCCCGACCGAGATTGTCGAAGCCTTCCATTTTAAGAATATTGCTCGGTTTTATAACGTGAGCGCTCGGCTCCGGGAATCATACAAGGAGCGAAAGCAGGAGTTTATGGTTTAGAATTGATATATGGCTGACTCCCCCACTGACCCAATTGTAGAAAAGGCTCGTGACGTTATCGTCCCGGCAGGCTTCCCAGATGAAGTGTATAAATCCATCCGAGATGGCTTGAAGCCGCAGGCACAGCGCGGAATAGTCTTTGAGGACCGGAAACACCGTAATGCGGCCTTTATTTCAAAGGGTCTTACGAAGCCGGGCAAGATTTCATATGACACTCTCCGTCGCGCAGCTAATTCAGTCCACGTCGTTCGTATCTGTATCAATGTACTCAAAGAGAAGATTACGAAGACCAAATGGGTCATCAAATCCAAAGACCCACTCAAACAGGCAAACGAGGAAGAGGTGAAGAGGGTGACAGCACTTCTTGATGAGCCTAATCAGAACTCTGAGACATTCCGTTCTCTCATGGACAAGATTCTTGAGGACCTGCTTGTCCTTGATGCTGTCTCTATCGAGAAGACTCGATTCCCCGATGGCGAGCTTGCTGAGCTGTATTTCGTAGATTCCGCGACCATTCGTCCTGTCTTTGATGAATACGGGAACCAGGATGTCGAAATCCCTCTTAAGACAAAAAACGAGGGTGACACCTTCCTTCCCGTGTCCTATGTACAGGTACTTGATAACAGTCAGTACGGCGGACCAGAATCTGGTGAAATCATCGCCGCGTGGCCAAAGAAGGACTTCATTCACTTCCACATGCACCCTCAGGGCAGTATGGAGGGGTATGGTTATGGTCTATCGCCACTTGAGGGTGTACTTTCAGTTGTCGCAAACCTTTTGAACGCAGACAACTACAACTCCACATACTTCGAAGAAGGCTCCTTCCCTCCAATGATTCTCCAGCTCGTGGGACAGGTGAATCAGCGCGACCTCGAAGCGTATCGTGAATATCTCATCCAAGAACTCACTGGTAACTTCCATCGTCCAGCAATCATGGCTGGCACACATGAGGCGAAGGTCCTTGACCTTAAGGCTGACTCTAACCGTGACATGCAGTTCATGGAATACACAATATTCCTCGCGAAACTGATGTGTGCCGCAATGGGTCTTTCCCCTCAGGATATTGGTCTCACTGATTCAGTTGGCTCCAAGAATGTTGCTGAGGAAATGTCTGACCTTTCGGATAAGAAGGGATACAGCTCCATTCTCGACCTCGTGAAGTCAATCATCAATTCTCAGATTATTTGGCATGACTTTGGTTTCAATGATATTGAATTTGACTGGGTTGCAGAAGATTCTCTCGACCCTTCCAAGGCAGAACTCATGTATGACCAGGGCCTCAAGAATGGCACCTACACCATCAACGAGGTTCGCGAGAAGAAAGGCATGACACCGTTTGGTGATTGGGCAGACAAGCCAATGTTGCTTTCTGCATCAGAGGGTTACGTGCCTCTTGAGTCTTCAAATGAAGAATTACAGGAGGACGAGGCGGTCATGAATGGTGAGAAGCCATATGAAGAGCAGGCAACTGATGAGATTGAAGGTACGGCGATGGAGAAGATGCGTAAGGCGGTATTTGCCGGTGATACGTACAAGACCTGGATGGATGACCGGGGATATTCTCAGCCGTTTATCTACATGAATATCTTGAGCGGCACAGGACAGGTAATTAAACCACCAGTGGCCGTCAATCTTCAATCACAGGAACTCGAAATGGAACTCACCTCGGACCTTGCTGCGCGCGGACTGAATGTAAAGCCGGTTCGAAAGATGACGTATGTGGAGGTTCGAGACATGCTCGAAGCCTTTCCTGATGTACTCGTTCAATTCGAGAAGTATGTGGCAATGACAGAAGAATACGATTCCGAAAAGTGGCGCTCAAAATTCGGTGGCTCTCGTAAGTTTGCGTACTATCTTGTATCTGAATACATTGATGGTTACAACCTATCAAATCCCCTCCTGCTTGCAGACATGAAGAGGGACCCGGAGAGTTACCGTAAGGCTGTCGTGGACCTCGCAAGGCTTTGGAGGGTTGAGAAAGAGATGGTACTGGGAGACCGCCGTCCTGACCAGTACATTATTGGCCATGACAAGCGAGCCTACGGTATCGACTACCAGTTCAGGGGCGATAAAGACCGCTGGCTTCGCTCGAAGAACAGTGTAAAGGAAGCGTTGGAGACCATTCCGGAGCTTCGGGAGCTATTCCTTGACCGGATAGACCGTAAGGACAGTCTCGTAAAGCAAATAATAAAAAGAATGGTTCGCTGATATACTTATGGTATAGCCGTTGAACTATTAATTTACTTACCATGAACACAGAAGGAATTCGCGCACGAGGTTTCTACCGCCTCAAAATCCGTGAGAACGGACAGGTGGTGGGCGACTCGGGCTGGCGGAAGAACACCGTCGTGAATCTTGGCTTCCAGGATTACCTCTGCCAGACCCTTGGTGGCATGGCAGGTTCAAAGACCGTCTCCTTTGCCATTCTTGGTACAGGAACCGCTCCTGGAGCAACCGATACGTCACTTAACGGTGAAATCACAGACGCATCGAACATGCGCATGGCGGTTACTCCGACGACCATTGCCTCAAAGACTGTCCAGTTCGCGTTCACACTCAACTCGAACATCATCACGGCAGCAAAGACCATTCAGAACGTCGGTCTCATCAACACCTCCACAACCAACATTGGTACAATTATGGCCGGCCAGACGTACACTACGTCAGCACTCGCCACCAACCAGGTTGTCAACGGTTCGTACCAGATTCGATTCTCTTAATTCATCTGCCAAGCGCAGAAGGAATTCTTGGAACGTCCCTCACGGGGCGTTTCTTGTTTATCCCCAGTTATTTATTGCGGATATACCCTATCCAGCCGATAATACGGTCATGCCTATAAAAAAGAAGAAGACCGTTCGCAAATCTCCTCCCAAGAAACGTATTCGCCGGGCGAATAAAACTCCTTTCATCCGACAAAAAGTGAAGAGTCGTTTCCCAGCAATAGACCTTCTCCTTGAAAAGAATAATCAGGGAATCAAAGTTGACCTTGGTTGCGGAGCAATGAAGCAGCCAGGTTTCGTTGGTGTTGATAATCGACCACTTCCGGGTGTCGACATTGTGCATGACCTTGAACTCTTCCCGTGGCCACTTCCAGACGCGTGTGCCTCGCTTGTGATGACCTCTCATCTTTTGGAGCATCTTGACCCGCACGCTCCTGATGCCCGCATCGCACCGCTCATCAATCTCCTCATGAAGAAGGGAGTCATTACGCGAGAGGAGGTTGAGAAGACTATTGGCGAAGTAGAACCAGGACCACTCTTCATCCGATTCATGGACGAAGTGTGGCGCATCCTTAAACCAGGAGGCCTATTCATGTCATCGTTCCCATACGCGGGTAGTTCCGGCTTCTTCCAGGACCCTACGCACTTGAATCAAATCAATGCGGCCACCATGACGTACTTCGACCCAATTGCTGGTCAGGGCGTCCTCTACAACATCTACAAGCCAAAGCCATGGGCCATTAAGGAATGCACGTATGCCGTGAATGGCAACATGGAGGTGCTTCTTGAGAAGCGTAAGATTGACCCGTCATACCTATGAACTTCGTCATTTCCATCAAGGTAGACGAGACCATTCCGCGCGAAGATTTTCGTAAGACACTAGAGGCTCTCACCAAAAATCTAAAGGACCCGAAGCTGGAAAAGTTCTCTATTCAGTTCATTAAGAAGGACCCGAAGAAGCGCGGGAAAATGCTCGTGGAAGTCGTTGAGTTTCCCCTTAGTAAGATAAACAAATAAATATGCCTGGAATGGACATGCTGAACAAGAATAAGGGCCGATGGACACATCGTCTCCTCGTGGGCACACCTACGCGCGGTCTCGTGCGCATGGAGTGGGTGAACGCTCGTTATGGTCAGACCATCCCGACCAACTGGTCACACGTGGACGTTCAGCAATGGATGAGTCCGTATATTCCCGTCCAGTACCAGCTCTCTGATGCCGAGAACCTCATTGCCAAGATGGTTGTTGAAGGAAACTTCGAATGGTTCCTTTCTATTGAGGATGACAACGTACTTCCCGCGAATGCTCTTATCAAAATAAACCAGTACATCATCAAGGGTGATGAACCGGTTGTTGGAGGTCTGTATTTCACAAAGTCCGTACCGCCCGAGCCTATTCTGTATCGCGGGCAAGGCCAAGGCTTCTACGCTGATTGGAAGATGGGCGATAAGGTGCGTGTTGATGGTCTTCCATTCGGTTTCACGCTCATTCATGGCTCTATCATCCGTACTTTGTGGGAGGAGAGTGAAGAGTATCTCGTGAATGGTCAGGTTACTCGTCGTGTCTTCAATGCTCCAAATGAGGTCGTTCAGGACCCTGAGACCGGCGGTTTCCTTGCGAATGCTGGAACGTCTGACCTTGCCTTCTTTAAGCGTTTGAAGGAAGACGGTATTCTTGCAAAGGCTGGTTGGCCAAAGCATCAGAAGATGGAGTTCCCATATCTGGTCGACACCAACCTCTTTATTAAGCATATTGACCAGGAAGGCGGGATTTGGCCGCAGGAACTTCCAAAGGCATTCCTCGATGGAGAAAAGACTTGGAAGGAGTGTATGACTCCTTAATATCTAATTTTCCCTTATGGAAGACAAAGTACTGGTCCCCGCGTCTGATTACACGACCTATGATAATCCAGACGAATATCATGTCCGTTGCCCAGAGCG